GTGATTAATCAGGTGTCTACGATCATCAACATTTGAGAGATGTCTACGATCTGTTACACAAGTGCAAAGTATGTAGTGTGATCACTACAATGCTTCTTTGTAGCGTGCATTAATATACAGGAATAGTAGATGTCATTTACTATTTCTGAATGATAGCTGTTAAAAATATGTAGCGGTTTTATTAACAGATTACTTTGTTGGAGCTTTCTTTTTTGGCAACGGACGGAGGGTGCGGAATTTCAGCGTAGTCCATTTCCAAGCAAGTGTGCCGATGCTGTTTTCAACCTTTCTCCATGCCAACCCATGCAAAAAGTCTGTGCGTTCATCACCCTCTTGGATCATCTCGTCTGGGCCAAGCTCTCGCCATTGGTCGTCCTTTTGAGAAGGACAGGTTTCGGTGGATGTGTCCTTTTCCGAAGGACAGGTTTCGGCTCGGTATCGCTCCACTATCTCGCGGAGCCTTGCGACCTCGGCTTCTAGTTTGAGGTTCATTGCTCCAACTGGTTCACACGCGTAGCATGACCCTTGGCATCCTCGTTTAAGGCGATCAAGTTCCTCACGAAGCCTTGCGACCTCGTTGGATTTCTCGGCGAGTTCGCGCTCTAGCTGACGAGAGGTTTCTACTGGCACTACAAAGGCTTTTAAGCCCATTGCCTCGCAAGCCTCATCCGTCCTAGGCGTTTGTGTGGTGTCAGTGGTTGATGTATTCATTTGTATTGAAGCTGACTCAAAAAGTGATTTGGGAAATCAGGATAAAATCCAAAACGCAATGATTTTTTTTCAAGATGAGGATAAATCTTTCCGTAACTTTGAAGCAAGTCTGCGGCAATGAATTCTTTAACACGACCACCAGAAATGTAATATCGGCGGCCTGATAGGAAGTTGTCATAGCATCCTTGTAACAGATGAACAAATTCTGGACTTGCAACTTCTTTTTTGCTGTCGGTGGTTGATGTATGCATGAAGCTCAATTAAAAACCCAAGCTGGTAAAAAGAAAAGAAAAAAATCGGAGGAGGTTCAGGTCGCTAGTCGTTCGGTTTCCGCCTAACTAGTAAACTAGGATTGCTCCCCTACACAGACCCCCTCAATGCCTCCTCCGATTATAAGCGTCCAACCGAGTCTTTTCAGACTCAATCAGAGCAGTGGTTCACCGAAGATCCCCACGAAATATGGCACAGCCTGTTGGAATCGAACCAACCCAGATGGATTTGGAGTCCTTCTCGCCCAGCCTTGGAACATGAGACTGCAATACAAATCCTATGCATTTATCAAAAAGTGTCAAGCCTTTGTAAACTCCCTAAACTCCCTAAACTCCCTATAATTGGCTACCCCTCATGGACTTGAACCATGACAAACAGAGTCAAAGTCTGTTGTGCTACCATTACACCAAAGGGTAATATGAAATTTTTTTACCGATTATAGCACATTTTACAGAGTAAATGCGATTCTATAATGAGGTTATGGCCTATTTTTACCCATGCGTTTGTAGACTATAGCCGCTTTTTCCTGACACGCCTTGCACTGGTGTGGCTTGCATTCCGTACCGCAGGCTGGGCATTTATGTTTCGGATTCATATCTCCTTCAGCCTCCTGAAGTAGCCACTTTCAGGCTGGTGATCCAACACCTCATAGTATGGCGCGCTCACCCAGTCAGGGTTTACCTTCCATGCGACATTATCCTCAATGGTCACCTCATGGTACGGAAGGATCGGCTTGTCATCCAAGAACGCCTCGGTGCTAGTAAACCGCCGTCCTGTGTACGGAAACTTTGGTAATGGGTTGTCTGTATTCATAGCTAATCAGACATATCAACAAACTCCATCTTGTCAACAAGGCTCTGCAATTCACGCTGGCGCGAGTTGCCCTCTGGCTTCGTCTCGGTCATTGTAGCTACCGCCCCACCGCGCTGGCGCATCAGGTAGACCAGCATCGACAGCGAATCCAATGCGTCAGGAGACTTGCTCCTCGTCCGCTTGCAGTAGTCGCCCTTGCTCTCGACGCGCACTAGACCCTTGCCCTTCTGCTTGTACCTGCGAGCCGTAGCCTGTCGGATCAGATCCTCATTCCTGAAGCTGGGACTGATCTTCAGGTACTCAAACTCCAAATACTTCGCCAATCCAAAAATCAACTCGGTCACGACGCCGTTGTATAACTCCGATGCTTTCTGACTATCGTCGCCCAGAATGTGCGTGTCGCTAGCCGCCCATGAGTAATTGACTCCCATCACCTCGCTACCAAACAGACTGCACAGGGAGTCGTGAATGCCTGCGCCGTTGCCAGTCCTGTCCACACACAGCCAGTTGGGTGCAATCTTCATCGTCCTCGCAAACTTGATGATCGCCTGTGTCTGCTCCAGCGTCGCCTTCTTAGGGAATGGTATCTGCGAGTCCAACTGCATCACCACCCTCGCCGTCTTGAATGGAATGAAATGACCAGACTGAGGAGTCCAGCCGTCAGACAGCCCAAATCGTCCGTAGGAACACATCACCTGATCGTTACCCTCCAGAGCCAAGTCAAACGCCGCCAGAGGAACTACAGGCCCAATGAAGCGCACTATACCAAGCGCGTTGTCCATCATGGCAGGCGTGATGATCCCCATCGCCATGCCCTCTTCAGGGAACCAGCCGCGAGCCATCGTCATCGCCTCGGCAGTCCTACCGCGCGAGATGTATCCCATGTAACCCTGATAGGTCTGGAGACCAGCGTAGACAATCCGCTTCTCAATCACATTCTCACAGCGAGCGGCGTCCAGTCGCAACACATGGTATCCCTCCTTGCTGTCCCACTCAAAGTCGTCCTCGCAGTCCACTGATGCCCAGCCGTCTTTCGGCTCACACCGCTGGGCGAAGTTGCTAGTCCTATCCCTCGGATTTGACGCGCCAAAAATCTTGATGTGACCCTTGTGACTCTCCGTATCCGCTGTGGACAAGATGTTGTTGATACCCTCCCAGACGCCGACAGGGACTTCCTCGGCCTCGTCCAACACCACATGGGTGCGCGACAATCTTCCCCACTTCGGATGCTCCTTGCCTGCTCTCGGTATGGGATGGAATCCGCGCAGGGTTCCATGACCGCTCTCGCCCTTCGGAATGGCTACCAGATGGATGCCCTGCTTGCTGTCGTTGGTAACTTGAATGCTGGTAGACTTGTCCTCCTGATCGGTGATCGGCTTCACCAGCGCAGTCCGATGAAAGGTCTTGATGTTCGCAAAGATGTTCCGCTCGGCGTGTTCCTTCGTCAGCGAGATCACCTTGATACAGGTGTACTCAGGGTCGCGATACCAGTCCAAGTAGAACCATGCCGCCGCCCCAAAGCTCTTGCCCATAGCACCTGCGCCCTGTACCAGCACGCGATCACCAGCGAACAGACACCGCCATGTGTCACGCGAACTCTTCGGTCTCCAGTCATAGACCGCCGCTCCCCAAAGGATTGTAGCCGCCGCCTCAAATTGGTCGTGATTCAGTAGGTGCATCACATACTGGCGCACCACCATCTCAGCCGTCGGCAGGTCGATCTCAGTCAAACCAACAGCGTTCTTAGCCGTCTCGGTGATGATGTACTGAGCCGCATACAACAGACCAAGCTCCTCGTCCCTATCCGCCTCCTTGCGAATATTTACGGCATGAGCGTGAAAAACCTTGATGGAATGTGGCGGCGTTAGCCTATATCCTGTGTCCTCTGTTTGTTGATTCATTGCCATAGTTGCCTATATTGTGGTAGCCTCCTCGTCAATGTATAACCAATACGACCAGCTTCAATCACACACATTCACCGAGGCAACCAAGCTGGCGTCGCAGGGAGAGGAGTTCAGTCACCTGATCACACTCATGAGTCCTGACTACGCCATGCGCCTGAGAATATTCGTGCAGAACCTGCCTAATTCCATCCGCGAGAAGACCATATACGGCAGGGCGGTCTCAAAGCCGCAGGCAAAGCCGTCAAAGAAGCGTCAGTAGGAACAACAGCCTTGGTTGCGCGTGGCGCAGGCTTCAACAGCCGCCTTCTCGGTTGATAGGTAGGCGTTGACCGCAGGGATGATCGTAGGTAGGAGAGCGTTGATCTGCGCGTTGTAGGCTATCAGGCAGGCGAGCGTCGTGCAGTTGGCTGGCCCAAGCTGATACTCAGCTACCCTGACATAGAGGTCATCCAGCGTAGCCGCCGTGATGCGCGTGTAGGAGCCATCAGCGTTGGGGTACTGATAGTTCCACCCTGTTGGCGGTATGGCTACTGCCATAAGGGATTAGTTTGCGCCGCTGGTATTGTCTACGCCAGTCGTGTAGCTGGAGTGGCAGATCGGAGCGTTGGGAAACCTGCCATATGGATAGATGAACTGACCATTGGCGTCGAAATAAAGCTCGTAGCGTTTCGTGTTGTTCGTGTGGTCAAGGAAGACGCCGTTTGCCTCGGTAATGGCGTGGCAGACGAAGTTCTCGGTAAGAGGCACTACGGCCGTGCTGGTCACCTGCGTTGCAGGGTTGATGCCATGAAGGGCGGCGTTCCTAGTAGGGTAGATGTTACCAGCGGTGAAAGTTGTAGCCATTCATGACTATTAGCCGCCGACATACCTTATGTCAATTGGATAATTAAAAGCCTGCGATTTTCCTGCGCCTAGCGGCTTTATTACCTCGCTTAACTACCTTGCGCGTCTTTTTATAGATAATCCAGCAAAATACAGCAAATCCGATCAGGAATAGAACGGATGTAACATGGGAGATAATTGGCATATCTGAGGCCGTCATCAGAGTAGGTTATCCATAACTACAGATAATACCACTCATAAATAGTGGACTTAGGTGTTCGCCTCATCGATTATCTCTGTAACTTCCTTCATGGATGGCGGATCTTCGTCGATGTCCATGTCCTGATAGCGTTCAAACTCTGCTTCTATGGTGACAGGCTCGCTGTATGTCCTGACTTCAGGCGGCGCGTTCAGGCGTTTCCATTCCTCCTCCAGCGCAGGCGTCATGTTGGTGTTGCGCCCTACGCCGTGGAACTCCAGCTTCAGGGTTGGCCCACTGGTCACGATGTGTTGTTCAGGCGCGTATTCGCCTCCCAGCTTCGCATCCGCCTGCAATGCCGCCAACTTGTCGAAAGTCGCTTCAACCTGACCATTAGACTTCTTGGTAATCTTGGTAGGAACTTCGCCCAGAGCCATCCGCCGTAACAGGTCGCGCTTCTCACCTAGTGCCATAGCAAACTGGCTGTCGATTAACTCCTTGATCTCCGCGAAGCGAGACTTCACCTCCAGCCTGTTGGCGATTTGCGATGCCAGCACGCCAGCGGATTCTCGTTTGATATTGGGGCGACACTTCATCAGGGCGTCGGCCTGAGACAATCCTTGGGATAGCAGGCGCACAAAGCGTTCATGTTCAGGGTTCTTGAGGATCGGCATAGAAAAGGTCGGTTGGTTTTCTCTTATAAGTAATTATTACGCAATAATAGTAAATAATAAAATCTATCAGAGTAAATAGATTATATGCTTGACTTCTAACATAACTAAATGGTTATTTTTGAGCCAGCGCATTATCTTTTTATTGGCATTAGACTGGTTACTGGATCTAAATCTCCAGCAATTATCTCATACCTCGCATAGTCGTAAGTGAAGTATTTTCCTTGGTGGCCTACTGGCATGAGTTCGCTGATGGCGTAGAATGTTTTGGTTGGTATGTGTCCTGCTATCCATACGCTATTGTCGTTGGCGTAGCAGTAGATGAGGTGGTCGGTATGGATCTTTGATGTCTCTGGAATGGTACAGACATCATACAGGTTTGGCTCTTGTTTGGTCGTATGGCACTTGACATCGAATGATTCGCCCATCCAGTTACGGAGGTCGATCTCATTCTCGTTGGTGTACTCCATTCCTGCCAGCGTGTGTTTACAGGCGACCTCTGCGATGAAGCCGTGTCGTCTGGAGTTGGTGAGCTTGGTAGCCGTTGTTCCGTAGCGATTGAATGCTTCTTTGTCGCGGCGTTCTGCCTCTGATCTGATATCAGATGTGATATCGATTCTGATCATTGCGCCTTGGCTTTGATCTCGTTGATGAGTTGGTCGTATTTGTCTCCAAGGATCTTGAATGCGAGCTTGGCTTCGTCGCGTTTTTTCTTGTTCTGGAGGTTTGATTTATGAAGTGA